GGAATAACAACTCACCATCAACAGACAATAATCCATCATCTGTTGGATCCACGCCTCTAGAAATTGTATCCACTGAAGCTAAATTAAAATCCCAAGTACCATCTCCTGATAAGGATAATTGATCTGATGGACTAGCAGTCCCAATCCCCACATTCCCATCCTCATCAATACGCATCCTCTCAACCGGAGTCGCAGATGCAGAACTTGTCCCAAAAATCAAATCATGGTCATTAGAGGCAGATTGTCTCTCAGCCGCAATAAACGCCCCTCGAAAAGTATTATTAATTGCCCCAAGAAAAATCCCCGCAGCCTCTCCATCAGTCCCACTATCATCCCCATTAACAACAAGATTATAATTAATACCTGCAGCCATAGTATCCTGAACATGCATATCACCTTCAACTTCTAATAATGCATCTGGAGTAGTAGTGCCTATACCTACATTGCCATCGTGGACAATATACATAAGGGGAGTTCCAGCTTGATTTGTAAACTGAAATCCTCTAGTTGTTAAATCTCTAGGTAATGTAAACTTAAAGCCAGGAGTGTCCCAGTAAGTTGTAATTATAGAAGCAGTCCCTAAATTAGAACCATTATGATAATGTTGAAAAAATAATTCATTGGCTGCTGAGTTCAAATCGTTATTAGTTCTAAAATAAACTGAGTTTTGTTGGTTTCCTACACTTGCCGGATTCCCTCCAGAAAATAGTGCTGTAGTAGTGGAATCTATTGAACTTACATGCAATAAAGCCCCCGGACTAGCAGTCCCAATCCCCACTCTCCCCAAATCAGGATCAACCCAAAAGTCAGCTGCCCCAACCGAAAAATTCCCCCCAACAGTCACATTTCCCACAACACTCAAATTCTGAAAATTATTCTGTGTCATGTTGTAACCTAATGACGGAGAAATTGTAGTCATGTTATATCCTAATGATGGAGAAATAGTTGTCTGATTGTAAAAGTAAACAGTATCTGTTTGGTTGTAAAAGTAAACAGTATCTGTTTGGTTGTAAAAGAAGATAGTATCTGTTTGGTTGTAAAAGAAGATAGTATCTGTTTGGTTGTAAAAGAAGATAGTATCTGTTTGGTTATAATCTAAACCAGTCCCTGTAAAGTTAGCATCAAATGATGATTGAAAATCCGTTGCACTGAAATTACTATCTCCATCACCACAAGCTCCAAATTCTAATGCAGTTTCACCTGCATTTACTTTAATACATTGCGTTCCAGATCCTGTATATGTTGAAGGAGTGTCATATAAGTTAAGAAAGGTTGTTAAGACTTCACTAAAATCTTGACAAGTTCCATAGATTTCACAATCTTGATAAGTTGTTGCACTGGATGATGCAATTAAAAATATTCCTATTACTATTACTCCCAACAAATTTTTCATTTATTGTTCTCCCCGTTGTTTACTCAAAAAGAACCACACTGCACTTAATATAGTTATCCCAAAAATGATAGATAACACGTATGGTTGAATAATTCCAACAGAGCCAAGAGTCATAACTAACCCTTCAAATACTAAAGTTAATCCTGCTAGTAATGTCCAGAAAGGATAATCAGCTGTTCCAGTTCTTCTTTTTTGATTAGAGCTTCCCCCAATTAAAACGAACAAATAAGTGAATACTAATATCATTATTGGAAAAGCAGGTACTGACTGTGCAGTTGAAACTAGTGCATCGTCAAGTCCGCTTGTTAAATTTGGTTGATCGTATAATGCCATTTTAATCTGGATTCCCCTTCCATGTTTTCCATATATAAAAACCCATGATTATTCCAATTAATGTAAAAAAAGCTGTTATTAAAACTCCGAACTCACTACCAAATATAGACTGGTATGCAGATTTCATTGCGGTTGATACAAATCTTACAGTTGTAAATGGACCTACTTTAAATGCAGTTCCTCCCTCTGTTGCATCTGTTTGTGAACTAATAGTGCTTTTCATTAAAGCTCCAACAGAGGTATTTGCGTCATCATAAGCTACTTCAACATCAGATTCTAATGAAGTTTTGATACCTGAATAATTTCCTGCACTATCTATATTAACTCTTGTATCATTTTCACTACCAAAATTAATTCCAAAAGAAAGAATTGCAATTACAAATAACCCAATCAATACAAGACTTGACATAAATTTAATCTGCCCCATTATTGACGAGTTCCTCCTTTAATTAACATGAGTCCTATTGCAATTATAAACCATAGTAAAGTTGCACCTGTTCCTGTCCAACTTGGCACATAAATAAGATTTAGTGATACCATTATAACTGAACCAAGTGCTAATAATATTCCATAAACCATTGGGTTGTTAGAAGTTGCAGATACTCCAATAAATATTAAACATATGAATAATGCAATAAACAATAAATTAGCACCATATATTTCAATAGGTTTAGAATTTAATCTAATTGTTGCTTGGGTTTGGAATTCCCCCGCTTTATATAACTTTGCAACAACAGTAGTGTTTCCAAAACTTGCAGGCATAGTGCAACTTAATGCTCCACCTGAAGAAGTTAAACTATCACTACAAACAGTATTATTACCTAATGAATCAAATAATGTAACATTTAAACTAATCTCTGAAGATACTCCTGACGGAATTGTATAAACCGAATCCACAACTCTTGTGTCCTCGTCAAAAGTAAGTGTATAAGAAAAGTCATTAAGGTTTCTAAAATCACTTGGTAAATTAGACGAAGAGAAACTATTCAAATTTATCTCACAAGAAATTAATAACGGGTTCTGACAATCCGCAACAAAGTCTGTGAATGTGGATAACACTACTCCTCCTTTAGAAATTATAATATTATATATAACATCATTTCTAACTAAATGTCCAATTGTATATCCCTCATCACCTGACTTTGGAAATTCAACTGTTTTAAACAATCCCTCCTCTATATACTTTCTTTGAATATTAAATATTGCTCCAACTACTGGAACGAAGTTAGAATCTTTATATGTAATTTTAAACTCAGTTCCTTTGGAAGAGTTTAGATTATATAATTTAAATAGTGTATTTTGAGTTTGGTCATTCAATTCAAAGTTTTGGAAATGATAAAACTCTTGGAATCTGTTAAGTGATTTATATTCTACAACTCCATCTAATCTATATTCAGTTGTTGTTAAATTATTCTGAACACAAACCAACGCAGGATTAGTTAATGCAAAGTCATTAGAATAGTTCAACACTTGGGTATTTGTTGCTGTATCAATAACTTCTAATTCTAATTTAATTGAAGTATTTTGATTTGGACCATCTAATAATGATTGATCATCTTCATCATACAATGTAAAATTGAATAGTTGGTTTACATATGCTGAACAATCATCAAGTGCTAACAATGAAACTGTTTGGTTATGTAATGAAGAATTAATCTGTGAACCATCGTCTGTATTAATTGTCCAAAAGAAAGTATTATTAATCTTTGCTGTAGTACTTGGAATAGTTATATTTCTTATAATCAAAGCGTTTGTTCCTGAAGCTTCTAATGTTCCTTCATACTCAGTATTATTGTAATTTAAAAAAGCAGTTGATACTCGGATATTTGAAGCTAATGTTATGTTTATTTTAAATGTTTCAACTGAACCTTCAATTGTATCATTGTTGAATGTTTCAGAAAGGATAAAGAAATTGTCTACTTGTAGTGAAAAATTACCATCTGATATAAAACAACTAGCTAATAACGAGTTGTTAATACCACAACTTTCAGTATTCCAAGTATAATTTCCTTTAGATAATGTAACATCTAACTCTGAATTATTTAGATCATTTCCAGTAATACTTCTTGTTGATTGATTAAATAATGATCCCCCAGAGTCATATACAAATAATGTTGTGTTAGTTAAATTAAGATTTACAGGACTGTAAGTTACATTAAAACCAACTGTTTGATTAATTGTTACTGTATTATTTGCAGGTTTTGTTAAACTAACTGTCATTGAAGTTGGACCTGCATCATGAAATTCTAATCCTACTCCATTATTATACAAACTTAATACTTCACTTTGTGTTAAAGCTCTGTTTACCCACACCGAAAGTTCATCCATCCCTCCACCATAATTATTATTTGCTTGTGCTGAATATTGTCCTAATTGAATTACATCAGGTTGTGAATCCAAATCATTAATCCAAGCTCCCATATCAGCAGCTGTTAAAACTCTATCTTGTTTTGTTCCGTTTAAATAAAACGATACGTTCGTACCGTCTTGAGTTACCACAAAATGTTGCCATTCGTTAAATGTATTGTCTCCAATTCCTGATTGATTAGTTGATAATTCCCATTTAACTGTGCTATCATCAACTAGTTCAATGGTAATCTCATCATTTCCTCCCCCTCTTGCATCTATTTTCAAAGCTATATAATTTGTAGTACCTCCATCACCATACTGAACTGCATATCCATTTTCAGCATTTGAATTAACTGGTTTTAACCATATTGAAAATGAACCAGTTGCTGAGTTAGTTAAATTTTTAAATCCTCCAGAAGTAACTAATTTATCACCATCACTAGAAAAGTTGAATGATAAATTTTGAATTCCAGGTTTACTTCTATCAGGACCTGCACCACTTAAATTATAATGAGCTGTTAAACCTATATCTATTGCTTCTCCACTTCCGTCAAATGTTGTGTGCATTTCTAAATCATCTTTTAATCCCGAAGTCCATCTTGCCCATTCATTAATCTCTTTCCCAAATAATGTTAGAATCCATTCAACATTATCTCCTTCTTGAACATCTACAAATACTCCAATTGTAATAGTTCCTTTAGGTAGCACATTTAATTTACTTTCTTCTAAGTCAACCCATTCATAAATATCTTCCAAATAAGTTCCAACTATTTCGTTTGGACACCTATTTCTCATTATTCCATTATCATTAAACTCTTCACAGGTTTTTGAATATCTATTCACCTCTCTTTGTCCTGAAACAATTTGATATTTATATTTGAATGTTCTATCAAACTTTTTCATTCCATTATTCACATTATAAAATTCCATATCTTTTAACGCATTAGAATAACCATCTCCTAAATTATTAACTTCAAACTCTGCAACTTTTTGATAAACTCCGCTACCTTGATCAAAAACTTTGTAAACTAATGGGGTGTTTAATTTAACTGTTGCAATATCATCTCCAAAACCTAAAGCGTTTGTAATTGTTACTTCTCTTTTATCTGCATCATAAGATTTAACATTATCAAAATCAAACGCTGAAACTAATGGAATTGAGGTAAGGATTACCATTACTAATACAAAAAAAAGTCCGTAGTGAGCTTTTATGGACGAGTTATTTGTTTGTTTTTCCATTTTTTTGCTAGATTCCACCCCCTTCTACGAATTCTCCACTAAACATTATGATTCCACAAACAAATCCAATCACACTCATTACCATTGGAGAATATAATAACAACCAAGATAACAAAACTTGTTCATGTAATCTTGCACCAACTTCTGTTCCATCATTATAAAACTCTTCATAAATATTACTGATAAAAATACTTGTAACTATTAATAAAAACATACACACAAAAAAGAATCCAACTAACCATTTATTTCCAATCATTCTAAAACTAACAGCTAAACCAATACAACCAATTAGTCCCATAAAGTAGAATATTCCTGCTAACCAAGTAAAACTTTGAATAACTGTATTAACTGGTTGAATTGTATATCCACCATATTCCGTAAAGTTTGCATCACCAACATTTCCTATTGATAAGAACTCTGGTACAACTTCATCAGCTACCCAATCAAATGTCATAGTACCAAATACTAATAATAATCCTACGAAAAGTAGTAAGAATAAAATTGCAACCATTATTAAGATTGATTCAATCTGTCCTTTTTTACTTTCCATTTTTCCTCCCTTTAGGTAAAGTCCTAACTTCACTTTCTACTTGTGGAAATGACGGCGCGCGCATTATTAGTCTCATTGCTTCTGCAGGACTAAGTTCTCTTATGTTTAATTTAGCTAATTTCTTATCGTATCTTTCCTGCATTATGTCTTTCAACTTCCTTTCAACATCTCTATCCATTCTTACTAGTTTTGTTTTACTCATGGTTTCCTCCCGATTTGTACTCCTCTATCAATCATTTCCCTTATCTCTTTGTCTCTAAATAATTTAGCAATTATAAAAACAAACCAAATAATGAACATAGGCAAAGTCATAAGGAACATTAACCTATAAATCACAAAAAAGAACTCACCAAACATTGTACTTGGTAAGTGTGCAAAGGATATATTGGAAGCTATAAACATAATAGCTAATAGTAATCCCCAAGAAACAACCCATAAAATAGGTCTTAAGTATTTAAGATTGTTCACTCCAAGTAAAATAGATTCATCATTAAATGTATCTCCACTTGGCAATTTATTTATATTAATTACAATTAATACAAATAGTAAAGTTAAAATAGAAACTAATCCTAGTGATAGAACTGAACGTTGTAAATTTACTTCATTTCCATCATATGTTACCTCAAAACTATTTCCACATCCGTAAACAGAACAATCAACACAATAGTTATCCCAACTAAATGTGTGAACTCCAAGTGATTGGGTATCACAAAAAGAATAATTAAAAGTCTGTCCATTCTTTGTCATCTCACTATTAATAATAAATGACTGATTAACACTGCTTACTTCAGTTAGATTAACTGAACTACAATTAGCTAAGACTCTAATAGTCATGCATTCATTTTGTTGAACTGTTCCTAAACTTGCAGATGTAAAGTTTACTAAATAAATCCCGATTAAGATTATTATCCCAATCATAATTATCCATCTTAATTTCATTTACCTTCTCCTGAAAAAATCCAATGGACTTCCCCCAGCTGGTTTAATTGTAGGCATATTTCCTTTGGTTTCCGATATGTGGATGTGTTGTCTTAATGTAGTTCTCTCTTGTCCTTTCCATGCTCTTAGGTAAGTTGAATGAACAGCGTCTTGAATCTTTCTCATTAGCATTGCAAACTTTTTTAATTTGTCTTTCATCTTTTGGGCTTTAATTATTTCCATTTCTCTTTCAATAACCCCTTCCATTTCCTCTAAAATTTGTTCTTCAATTTCTTCTGCAGAAATATTCTTACCAATAAGCTCAGAAGAAAACTTCCTTAAATCTACTTTATGTGCTATTCTTTTCTTAATCTCATCTTTACATTCTTCTATCGTAGGATATTTGAAAACCTTTTCATAAGACATAAAAATATCATCATTCAAATCACTTGCAAAATCTTCCATCTTACTATTGATTGTTGTTTCATCGTAATTAGAAAGCAAAGTATTTTTATTCAAATACCAAGCAAGGGTATCTAATATTAATTGAACTCCATAATCTGAAAGGACAATCATATCTGGATCTTCAGATTGAACCCAATAACTATCTCCTGTTTGGTCGTCTGATTTTAAAACAAACCCTCTAAGTAAATAATCTATTCTTTTAAATTCCCCATCTAAATCTAGTTGTTGTTCAATCATAGATTTGTCTTGCTGTTCTAACATTGCAGCTTGTTGCATACCTTGTACTCTTTGCTCACCTGCGTTAAGTTCCGCTTGTCTTACAGCATCTTCATACTCTTTCATTTGTTGTTCGTCTATCATTTTACTTTTTTTATTTCAAATCTTCCGTAGATTTTTCTAATCTTAGCTGCTTCTTTTGGATTTCCTTTCTTCCATTGTGTTTGTGCTTTTCTTAGTTTCCTAGTATCTTCATACATTCCAATAAATTCTTCACTCCATTTACTCATTGTTTTTTTCCTCCTATTTATTTAACTTAAATCAAATCTGCAAGACTTAGAGCTACATCAGATTTACTAAACTTTCTACGTTTTTTTTGGGCTTTCTTCATTTTCTTTTTATTTAGTTTTCCTTGTTTCTCTACAAATTTGTTTGTCCCTTTTGCCACAGACTGACTTCCTTTTATAACTGCTCTTCTAACACCTCGTGTAAAAGCAAAAGTTTTAGGACGTTTTAGTCTTCTATTTTCAGCAGCTATTTTTCTTCGTTCAATATTCCTCTTTCTAAAATCCTCTTGAACTTCTCTCTTTGCTTTCAACCTAGCATTTTCTCTTTTCAGTTCTTCTAATGATTTTACCATTTTATTTCTTACCTCCTTTCAATCTTTTATAAGGATGTTTCTTATTCTCTTTTCTTTTCCAATGTTTATTTATTCTTCTGTCTGGATCACTTGTCATTTTTTCTTTTTCTTTCTCCGTTTAGATTGTTGTATCTCCTTCTTTTCTCCCACTCTTGATAATCTAAATTTCCTTTTTTCAATAAATTCTACACCTGATTTAGTTTGTTTAGTTCTAAATCCTTTTGGAAGTGAAGGCAACTTCCCTATATCTTTAACTCTAAATGTGGCAGCTAATGTTCCACCAACTCTTTCCTTTCCAATTGACAATGCTTTGGATAATGACGTTGATGTTGCAATTGGTTTAAACTTTCCACGTCGTCTAACCTCGACGGTAAACTCTCCTCGTTTCTTTTTCCTACCACCTGGGAAATGAGGTAAAATAATAAATGGTTTTTCTTCTCTAAGTTTTTTAGGAGAAGTTCTTGTAGAATGTAAAGGAGAAAGAAAAGATTTAGTTAATTGTTTTGTTTTTAATTGTTGCTTTAGTTGTAATGAAAGTTTTTGTTGTTGTTTTTGTTTTGTCTTGGTTTTTGTTATTTGTTTTGTTTTTAATTGTGTTTGAAGTTTAGGTTGTTGTTTTGTAATTGTATCTAAGTTTAATTTACTTACTTGTGAAACAACTGGAGTAACAACTGAAAACTCTCTAAACGAAATTGTTGCAATTGATGGTTGAAACTTTGAAGTTAAAACAGATTTACTTCCTAATTCTCCTGGAAATAATCCTGCTGAATCTGTTCTTTCAAATAATCCTGTTCCAGCAAATTGAGATGCTGTTGGAGATTTAGAAACTATACTTGGTAAACTTTTTGTTTCTAATGTTTTAATAACTGTTGCAGGAGTTTTACCAACTTTAGTTGGTGGAGGAATGATTGATTTAATTTCTAATTTTTGTACTTGTTCTGTAAATGTTTTACTTAAAGGAGTTTTAGTTCCTGTTCCCTTTGTTCCAATTCCACTTATTCCTCCTAGTTCATCTAAGTTAATTGTTTTTTTAATGTCAAGTAATGTGGTTTCTAATTGAGGGGTTTTACCTGTTGCTCTTGCACCAGGGAATGTTGTTTCTTTGAATATTGTTTTTATATTTACTAATTCTGCCGAAGGAAGTTTCTTAACTAATGTTATTTCTGATACAGTTAATGCTCTTGTTGTTGCAGTTCCTTCTTTTGGTAAAATAATCTTTCCTTTCTCTGGAAATATTCTTCCTAACTTAACTGCTATAATATCTGCTGTTACTAAGGTTGAATCTTTTTTAAATAATTTAGGAAGTATTGTTGGTGAAACAGTAGTACCAACTTTAGATTCAGCTAATCTTTGAAATGTAAACTGTTCTAATTTAGGTAATTGTCCAATTGTTTCTGCACTCCTAAAAACACTATCTCCAGATACTTGTGAAAGAGTAACTGATTTTCCACCTGTTCTTTTTCCAACAAGAACAAATGGTTGTCCAACAATAGATGGAGAAATTGGTTTGTCAATAAATATAGTAGCATCTTTTAACTTAACATCCAATGGTTTTAAATTAAAGAATTGTCTCCCCTTTGTTGTATGAATTGTTATTGTTGGAGGAGTTAATTCTGTTATTCTTATAAAATCCCCAATCTTAAATTCTTTTCCTCCAGAAATGATTGGTCCTATTTGAACTTCTCTAGCAAATGGAGGTTGAATATCTCTTAATGGTTTAGTAATTTTTACAGGTGTTTCAGCAATCTTTAATAATTTAATTGCACCTGCACCTCCAAGTAATCCTCCAGCAAGAACAACCCTTGTTGCTCCTTGTTCTTTTAACTTTCTTTCAATCTCTGGACTTGCAAATGATTCAAACTCTGCAAATGTTGGTTGCCTAAATCCTTCTTCAATTGGTTGATCTAATTGGAATTTGAATTGTCTATCTAATTCTTTTTGCACATTTGGATCAAACACTTGTTCAAATCCTTTTGCAGTTTCACCAGCTAATAGCGGTAATCCTAACGGTGTAAAAAATGCACCAGTTGTTAAACTAACTTTAGCAGATTTACCTAAACTTTCTTTAGTTGGGAAAAATGGTTGAATTGTTTCAGGAGAGGAAAGTTTTGCCAAATTAATTGTGGGACTGATTATTTGATTCTTCCCAAACTTTTCTTCGACAATTAAATCGGTAGTTATGTCCACTACTCTTCCAGGAGATTGTAAAACACTACTTATCGTTGGAGTATTAAACCTAATCTCTTGACCTTTAATATTAAAACTTTGTTCTTCAATAGGAGTAACCAATGGTTGAAATGATTGTGGAATTAATTTAGTTTCTAATATTGGTTTAACAACTGGTTCTGTTGCTTCAATAATTGGAATAATTGGAACTTTTGTTTGAGAAGGACGAGGATCAATAACTTTTGCAAATGTTTTAGCTCCTCCTAAAAAAACTTTATCGGAAACTGAAGGGGGAGGAGTTGTTACAGGGATAGATTGTATAACTTTAGATTGTAATTGTTGGGTTTGTTTAGAGGTATCTATTGATTGTTGCTGTTGAACTTGTTGCTGTTTAATAATTCTGTCTTGTTGAATACCTCTTTGAAGTTGTTGTTGGAATGCAATTTCACCTTCACCTTTAAAAACTTGTCTTGTAAAGAAATCTTTTCTATCCTCAGATTTATCAAAGGATTGTAAATTTGCTTCTTCAGAACCTGCACCAAGAGTAATTGCTCCTCGTCGTCGAGATTCAGCAAGTGCAAAAGTTCCTGCAGCAGTAACTCTTGGATCTCTTCCAAAGAAAACTATATTACCTCCTTTCCCTTTTGCAAATGCAGATTGAACTAACTGTTGCATTTCCCTCGCTTGTGATTGTGAGAGTTGAACTGTATTACCTGCACGATTAGTTTGAAACGTCACCATTTTTATAAATATGTTACTAGGTTAACATTCAAAGCTAATGAACTATTTAAATTTTTCCCTTATATGATAGTAGTAAAGTTTATAAATATATACAACTATATATTTATATTATTTTATTTTAAAATGGTTTATGATGTTAGTGGAAAAGAGAGTGAATGGAATGAAGCTAATTTTAAATCCAAACGGTTGCATGATATCCAAGAATTAATTAACTACCTTAGAATGAATCCACTTGGAATGACAGAAGGCAAATGGAATTATGAGTTAATCTTAAAAAATATTGAAACACTGTATGGAGAAGGAAGAAGTAAATATAAATCAACAGAGAAAAAAGAATTAGATGATTTAAAAGACTTCATCAACAAAACACTAAAATTAATGCCTCCATTTATTATAGTAAAAAAACAAAATTTAACTGATAAAAAACCAAGTGTAACATTTAATGAAAAAAATTTTGAAATTTTAATGAATTTGTTATATGATTTTGAAATGAGAGTTAAAGATTATAATGATGACCATGGACTTACTACTAAGAATAAAGGAACATCAGGATTATTTGGATAATGGTAAGTGTTTATTTAAAATTAACATCAGATGGATGGAAAGAAGTTATTAAATCTGATTTCTGGATAGATAGACCATTATTAGAAAAACTTAAATCATTAAATAAAATTCAAGAGAACAATTGGGATGGAGTTATTATTATTGATGGTAAAGAAAGAAGTGGTAAATCTGTTTTAGGAATGGTTTGTGGATGGTATCTCTCTCAAGGAAAGATGACTATTCAAAATTTTGCAAAAGGACTTGATGATGCAGCAAGAAAAATTTCTTCTCTTCCAGATAAAAGTGTTTTAATTATGGATGAAGGGAGTTTAGTCTTTTCTTCTAAAGATTCTAATTCAACTGCACAAAAAAAATTAATTAAATTAATGGATGTCATTGGACAAAAGAATATGATCTTTATTATTTGTCTACCTTGTTATTTTGATTTAAATAAAACAATTGCAGTAAGAAGAAGTTTATTTTTATGTCATGTTTATCCAGATGCTAAATATAACAGAGGGAATTATGCTTTTTTTGGTGAAAGAAAAAAGAAAATTCTTTATACATTAGGAAAAAAGAACTATGATAGTTACAAAGAACCATCAGCAGAATTTATTGGAAGATATTTAGATTTTGAACCTAATTTTTATAAAGACTATTTAGAATTAATAAAAAAAGAATCACTTAATGAAGTATTAAGAGAAGCTATGCTTGAAAATAAAACACCTGAGCAAAAGATTATAGAATGTGAAGCATTAATTTATGGCTGGTTACTTGAAAATGGAATTATGAAACAAAAAGAATTAGTAAAGATAAAAGGACAAGCAAAAGCTACAATTTCAAATAGATTATCTTTATATAGAGAAGAAATAAAGCCAAATCTCTAAAGAAATAGAAATTTTGTTTATCATTCATGGCAAATATTTTATTACCTATGAGTAGTAAGAAAAATTTAGATGAAATAAAAAATAATATATAATGTTATAACATTGTTATAACATTATTATCATGTATTATTTTTTATTTAAATGATAATTTGCATATTTGTTACACCACCACTCTTCAAAAACATCTACGGCAACAAATAATGATAACATTGGAAATGCAATCCATAACATCCAATGATTTAAAATAGAAAGTGTTAATGAAATCATCCATAACAAATGTGCAATCCCTTGCCACATAATTAATGCAGACGTCGACGGTAAATTATTAAATTTAATGTGTCCTTTCTCATGCCACCATTCTCTTGATCCTTTCTTACATCCATATATTTTCCCAGTGTTAATATCTGCATGTGGTTTATTTTGTAAATCTGTCAATAATTTTACTACTGCATCCATGTCACATTACCTCTGTTTTAACAACTTCATAGTCACCAAGTAAATCGTAGTCATAACAAAAACAAACTCCATCTTGTAGTTGTGCCTCTGGATATTCTGAACAAACATTATAATAACACTCGTTTGTTTTTTCAACTTCATCAAAGTAAAGCCAAAAAGCCCAGGCAATGTAAATTGTTTCAAGAGTAAATAATATCATAAAGATAATTGCAATTGCTTTCCATTTAATTTCCATTTCAAAAAAACCACAACCTTATCACTTTATATGTTAGGAAGATTACTAAAGTAAGAATTACAACTAAAAGTACATCCCACTTTGTAAATTTAATACTACTAAAACCTTCGTCTTCTTTCATTTTAATGTTTATCTTTTATGTCAAAAGAAAAACTTTTTAACATATTTTGTTTATTTAATTTCATTTTAATGTTTATCTTTAAATACTTTTTATTTAACATCTCCCATAATTTTAAATATTTTTCGTTTTTCACTATCAGTAAAAATCAATGAACTACCATAATGAGCCATAAATGTATCCATATCATGTCCAAGACGATAACATAATTCAGCCATTTCAATATTAAATGTTCTCATCCACATTCCATATGTTTTTCTAATATTATGTGGTGAAAAATTATACCAATCTTTAATTGTTGTCTTTTTTAATTTTCTTTTTAACATATTAGAATAAGAAATTGTTTTTGAAGTATAATATTGTTTTTTTTCATTATTATCTAAACTATCATAATTTTGTGGTAATTTAGAATTATCTAAAAAAATATATTCATTATTATTAATTTTTTTATTTCGAATAAAAGATTTATATTCTTTAATATAATTATTTGAAACAAAAAATCCTCTAGATTTTCCTATAGCATAAAAATTTTTCTTTGCTTTTCTTTGCTTTACAATTTTAAAATTAATTGAATTTCGTTCAGTATTAATATCTTCATATTTTAAATTAAGTGCTTCCATTATTCTTGCTCCTGTATGTAATAATGTAATAAAAAAGAATTTATGTTCTTTATTTTTAAATTGAGAAATAAATTCAATCCATTCATCAGGAAAAAAATATCTCCGTCTATCTGTTCTAACAGAATATTTTGTTCCATCGGATTTAGTTCCAATTAATAATCCATCAAATTTTGATTTTTTAAGTACTAGTTTTTTTGTATTCATTTATTATATCTTCAATCATTTGAAAATGTCTTTCATAAACATGTAAACTTGCTGATGTATGAATATTATGTCCTAATTTTAAATCATTATATTTAAGTCTTAATTGCTTAAATATATTTTGTTGTAATACTGAAAAAAATGGAAAATCATAACAAAATCCGTATATAAGATCATTACTTCTCATATTTGTAATTCCAATTAATTTATTATCTCTAATTAAATGTTGAGTATTTATTGTACATACAAAATCTTTAACTCCATCTTCTTTATGTCTTGGTTGATTAAAATTAATCACAGCTTGACGAGAATCTTTATCATCTAATAGTGAATTAACAACCCAATCAAATTGAGATGCATCATATTTTTCTAATTTTTGTTTCCAAACAAGATAACCATAATTTGAATTTACATTTCCATATTCATCTGCAATTTCTTTCCATAGTGAAGCAGATTTGCCAATTTTATCAATTGATAAATCTCCACTTAGATACCATTCCATTTCAGTATTTAAATAATCCATAGATAATTTTCTAGCAGGATTTTTAACAATATTTTGTGTCACATCTTCAACTATTAATGTAGGTTGAATTAATTCTTTTGTTCTTTTTCCTCTTGGTGAATATTCTGGAGCTTCAACTAATTTTTTGCATGTTTTATATAACACATCATCAACTGTTTGTCCTTTTATTTCCATTTAAAATTGTTTTTTCCTTCATTTACTATTTCCCAACAAATAAAATGTTCATTTTTTATTCCAACAAGAGGTTTATAATATGAAAATTCAAATATTATATCTGTTAAAGGAACTTTTCGAAAATTTTGAATACATTCATTTACTTTAGAATCATTTGTTGTTTCTAATCTTGATTGAATATCATATGATTGATCAACTTTATATTCATGTGTTACTCTTCTAACTGTTCCTGGTCCATTTGCAATTTCTATATATAAATGTTCTAAAGGTCCATATTTTCTTGCAGCTCCTGCAAATAAACAATCATCTGGATTAATTGGTTTTCCTAAAATAACATAATAACCACTATATCTTAATCCATCAATTAAAGCAGAAGCTTGATCAATTGGAACAAAAGGATAATGTGGTGTAAGCCAATTTCCTACTGAACTATTTACTTTTTCAGTTCTAATACTACAATTGTCTAAATTTTTTAAAAAATCTTCATAATCATTTTTATCATCAACTGATATTAAAATGCTATCTTCAGCATTTAGTCTGAATGATTCAACTAATCGAATTCTTTCATATTTTTTTGATTTCATTTATTTCTTCTTCCATAATTCTATTTATCTCTTGGAAAATTTCTTTATTACTTTTGGGTTTTTCTTCTTCAACTTCTTCAGTATTTAATTTTTCTTCATCTTTAATTTCTTTCATTATTCTTGTAAAAGAAAAACTTAATATTTTTTTCTTCTCTTCAAGTGAAAAATTATTTTCATCAAGTAAAATCATTATTTTATCATAAATTTCTTTTTTGATTTGTTTTTCCATTTTATATACCTCCTTTTGATTTTATAAGTTTTAATATCCAAAGACAATTCCGCGATTCTTTAGGAAAAAATGGTGCCATAATATTACTTATTAAATTTGAATCATAATATTTATTTAATTCATAAAACATATGCTTTTGCCATTCATTCATTAAAGGTTTATAATCTTTTTGAGAAGCAAATGTTCCAAATGTATCTTCAACTTTAAAATAAATTTCTAATTGATTTTTTAATTCACTATATTTATACTCTTGAATAACTCCATCAATTATATGATTGTTTGCTGCTCCAACTTTTTCATCGAAGATTGGTGTTGATAATAAAACAGTTGTATTTTCATTGCAATGCTTTTTTATATTCGATAAAAACACATCTAAATTTTTTTTATTAACATGTTCAATTACTTCAAAACATACAATTATATCCCAATCATTTCCTTCATTTAAATTATTATCAACTAAATCACACTGTTTAAAATTTACCCAATCTATTTTTTTATATTTTTCATTTGCTTTATCAACTGTAGATTTTTTAAATTCTAATCCTAAATAATTTTTTGCTTTATATCTGTTTCGATATAAAACTTCTGCTAAATTACCTGTACCACATCCAAAATCTAAAATGTTCATTCCTATTTTTGCTCTTTTTAAAACATGTGTCCATCTAAGATAATGTGCAAATTGATCTCTGTGAAACACATGCTTTTCAAAAGTTACATCTGGACTTAATTGTGTTATATTATATTCTTTTGTCATTTTTTATTTATTGCATGCCTCATTATTTGTGTTGGATTAAACTGACTATTTTCTTTTTTTGTTAAATATTTTTCAGCAATTTCTTTACAAACTTTTCCCCATTTTAAATTTGGTCTAATTTCACATAATCTTTCTACAAATAATGAAAGTAAAACTTCTGCTTTTCCATCATGCATATATGTTTTTTCTTTATATTTTTTTTCATCAATTCTATATTCTTTTTTTTCTTTCATTTTAATAATTCTTCTAAACCTCTTTCAATTAATTCATCCCAATCAGTACTTAGTGTATCTAAATCTAAAACATATCTTTTTGATTTATGTTTTATTCCTCTATCATTCATCCATGCATTACAAAATGCTTGTTGATAACCTGAAGTAACATTTGCAGATTTTGCTTTTGGAATTTTTAATAATTTTCGATTTGAATATTCTATTGCTTTATAAATTGACTTAAAATTATCTGTTTCATTCATTAATTTTGCTCCAAAATAACAAGCTAACTTTTTATATTCCATTGGAAATATTCCTAAAGGTTTTTTAATAGTCATTATTTTGCCTCGTATGATTTTCTTTATTTTTTCCTAAGTATCTTTCAAAAACTTCTTCATGTGTCATTCCAGCCGAAATTGAAAGATTAATTACAAAATGCCAAAGATCAATAATTTCTTCTTTATATTTTTCTTCATCTAATTGTTGTGTTTTTTTCCAACCATATTTTATTTTATGAGGATTTTTCCAAGCTGTCTCTCTCATAATTTCTCCTAACTCATCAAAACATGCTAATAAATTTAAATTAATATATTCTTGATTATGAACTAAACTATCTAATGGACCTGCAACTCTTTCTTGGAGTGTTGCTTGTTTTTCAAATAGTTCTTTTAATTTATCTTTCATTTTTATATCCTTCAAAAATATTTTCATCTGCTTTTTCTAAATCTTCAGCTACAACAACTTTACATTTTTCTCTAAATTTTTTTATATCAAATTTTTTATCTTTAGTCATTTTCTTTCAAACTCCAAATGTTTAATTCCAATTTTACTATGTCTTGTATGTGCATGATTACATTTACTACAAAAATATTGTGGAGTTGTTTCTCCTCCATGTTTAAAATAATTTTGTTTTTTCTTTTTCATTTTCTTTTTTTTATCTTTAAATTGTCTTTAAAGATAAATAATATAGAAAAACATGGTTTATAAATGTTTCTATTTTATTATTCTTTTAAGTTAAAAGATAAATATATTGAAGTATATAGAAAAGTTTATAAATACATATTTCTATATATTTTTATATATTTTAAAAATGGGGTTAGAAAAGTTGTTTGGTAAGAATTTCTATGAAGTGAAAACCCGATGCAGTAATTGCTCAACAAAACAAAACACAAAAATTACAAAAGGTAATGTAGCGTCGGAAGTTATTGAAAATGGTGCTTGTATCAACTGTGGTTGTAAAAATTTAGAGATTATAAAATGATGGCGATGAAAACTTATAGTGTTACTCTTCTCGAGAATGAAGTTGAAAGAGCAAGACAACTCTACAAAAAATATGGTTCAAAACTATCTCCCCTCCTCGGAGAATTACTGAAGAAGTGGTCTGATGAAGAGGAGGGGAAACGCTAATGGCACTTACAATTGCTGGACAAGATTTAGGAATTAACATGCCTTCATTTACTGGGGGAGGGTTTGGTTCTTGGTTAACCATCATTGCAGTTATTTTATTAGTAGTTGGATTTAGTGCTGTTGCATTTTGGTTTTGGTATCAAGGAAAGATTTTTAATAAGAGAATTAAAGTTTTTGAAAATATTGCTGGAGCAGGTTGGCAACATACCGGAAATGACAAAGCAAGAATTGTCAAAGTTGGCGACGGTGGTGAAGAAATTATGTATCTACAAAAGAGGAGAGTTTACAGAACTGCTTACGGACGTAAGATGGGAAAAAATACATATTGGTTCGCTATCGGGCAGGACGGATATTGGTATAATGTGGTTTTGGGTGATTTAGATGCGAAAATGGGTATGCTCGATATCGAACCAATTGATAGAGACATGAGATACATGCATGTCGCTATTAGAAAAAATATTCAAGAGAGATATAGAAAAATTGGATTCATGGAAAAGTATGGACAAATTTTAATGAGTGGAATATTTTTTATTATTTTAATTATTGGAATTTGGTTATTGATTTCAAAAGTTGAAGATTTAATTACAATTGCTGGACAAAATATTGAAGCAGGAAAACCTGTTGCAGATGCTTTATCAAATGCTGTTGGAAATCTAGATAATTTATGTAGTGGAGGTTCAGGTATAAAATCTGCAAGTTAAAATGTATTTAGGAATTACAATCATTGGAATAATTATTGTAGCGGTTATAACTTATTTTTTAATTGTATTACATTTTAAACGCAAATTAAAAAAGTTAGAAAGGGGGTATAATGAAGATGAAAACAAATCAAGAAAAACCGGAGAAAAAATTGACTCCAAAAATCTCGGTTACAGAACTCCATCAAGAACTCCAAGAACTAGCGGAGAGGAACAATACCTTGAATCAGCTAGTGAGTCTGAAGGACGAGTCTTACTTCCGAATGATGTTATTGTCGACGATGGAAAGAGGAATAGTGGAATCAGAGAAGTTAATAATTCAACTCCAAAGGATAGGAAAGGCGTTAGAAGAATCTTTGGAAGAAGGAGGAGAAACAGATGATTAAAAATGACAAATTTTCAAATGCACTTTTTATAATTGCAATTGTGATTATGATCATTGGTTGTGGACTTTTGATTAGAGAATATAACATGTGCCAAAATCCAATTGAGAATATTGTTGTTCCTCATTTAGAAAAAGAGGGAATTACAGATTATGAGTTAATACAACTTAACATTTACCAAAGTGTTGGAGATATTGCACCAGTTGATATCATAAAATATTATTCTGATTCTTACGTCCCAAAAAATACAAGACGTTCTAATCAACCAGTTTTTAATGAATCTAGTTTTGATAGATTAATTAATAATTCTTAAAAAAAGAAAGTTGGGGAAAATTCCCCAAAAAAAGTAATTTACAATGAGCCACGTGATTCTCCACCGATGCCCATTCTCTTAGATTGAGCTACTAATAGAACTATAACTCCGAAGAGTAGAACTACTGCACCTATCAATAAAATGGTTGGAATCTTTTCTGATACATTATCAATTCCTTCTGTGAAGTTAGTACTCATTCGGTTACTTGATAATTCATAGCTTGTCAAGTTGTAGTAAGTGAATGATACGTTTGCTGCATGCCATTGGTATGCAGTTGCGTTACTAAACTGTCCTGTTGCGGAATTAAAAGTATAGTTATCTGCGTTAATTTCATCAGCAGAAGCTGATGAATGGTTGTAAAGTGTCACAGCCGCAAATCCCCTATTAATCGTTGAATCAAACATTGATAGGATACTTATGTCCGAACTTCCATTTACTGTTATCGACGCATCATAACCTGTAGACTGAGTTGAGTTTTGTCTTAATAGATTTGCTCCCAATAAAGTTGATACAATTACTAGAACAATTATCACTCCAATAATTAAACCACCAGTACCATTAATCAAATCTCCAACAACACCTCCCCTTTTATTTAAACTTCTTATTCCCATGACTTGGTTTGATTTTGTCATGTCAAGTTTAATTAAAGAGAACCTGAACCTCCTCCGCCTCCGATTCCCATTCTCTTAGATTGAGCAACTAGTAGAACTATAACTCCGAAGAGTAGAACCACTGCACCTATCAATAGAATAGTTGGAATCTTTTCTGAAACGTTATCAATTCCTTCTGTGAAGTTAGCAGCCATCCACGACGACGAATTGTCATAAGCACTTCCAGTTGTCAATAGATTTGCTCCCAATAAAGTTGATACAATTACCAAAACAATAATTACTCCGATAATTAATCCTCCAGTTCCATTGATTAAGTCACCAACAACTCCCCCTCTTTTTTTTAATTTTTGCATTCTAAAAAATTAAATTAAAGAGAACCTGAACCTCCTCCGCCTCCGATTCCCATTCTCTTAGATTGAGCAACTAGTAGAACTATAACTCCGAAGAGTAGAACCACTGCACCTATCAATAGAATAGTTGGAATCTTTTCTGATACATTATCAATTCCTTCTGTGAAGTTCTGTGCCATGCTTGTAGACGAAACATCATAAACACTTGCAGATGTCAATAAATTTGCACCAAGTAAAGTTGATACAATTACTAAAACAATAATTACTCCAATAATTAGTCCTCCAGTACCGTTAATCAAATCACCAACAACTCCTCCACGCTTAAATGATTTTCTCATTAATCTTTTTACCTCCTTTCAATTCAGGTTCAAAGACTACCCTACTTTTCAAAAATAACATAATAAAGTTATATACAAAATAGTATTTAAAACATTATTAACAATGTAACATAGTAACACATTAAAATTCAAACTGTTAACAGTTTGAATTTTAATTTACTCTTCCTATTATTTTAAACTGAACTCCATGTAACACCCAAGAAATTGAAATAGCTCCAATTAATATTATGAATGATAATTGAAAAGCATAAATAAACTCTAACCATTTATTTTCTTCTTGTAAAGATAATGCTTGTCTTACTTCTTTTTTAATTAATAAATTACATTCACTTTGAGATAAATCATTATCATAATTTCTAATTGCCTCAATTGTTAGATTAATCATTAAAATTAAAAAGAAAATTCCAATAGCAGTAAACAAAATTCTTTTATCTATAATTGATAAATTTCTGTACCATTTTTTAGTTTTTCTCATATCTCCAAACAAATTCAGTTGTTTTTTCTTTTTTTCTGTCATTTTATTATTGTATCTAACAAACAATATTTTATTTTAATTTCTTATTTCATTTTATTTTAGTGTTGGGTTTGGGCGTAAAAAAGATGGTTTATGCCCTTAGAGTGTGAACCCTTAGTTAAAAACCCACCCAAACCCAACGAAAGGAGGTAACACGAAATGAACCTCGTATCACCTGTCAACCCTCGGTAAAAAGAGTGACCATGAAGATTGGGGTTTCCCCCAATCAATGATTTTATATTACATCAACTGAATACTTTGTCGCCATTCCTGATCCTGTTTTTGTAACTTTAACTTTTTCAACTTCAGGTTTTAGTTTCAAAATCTTTTGGATTTCTTCCAAAACCGTAACTGGAACTCTATAATCTTTTCCTTCTAACTTTGTATATTTGTACTTAAACATATCTCCGTTTTTATCAGTTCCTTCACCGTCGAAAAGTTCTAGGTTTACAGATACTTCTGGTAAATCTGCTATGTTCAATGTTTGCTTTGGCTCATAAGCCATTGCTTCTTCTTTTAACGTTGCCATTTTCTTTTTTTCCTCCTTTTTACTTCTATAAATATCTGCCCAATATTTATCTATAATTTCCTGCCCCATTTTTTTGAAATTCTCCCAGCATAATTTATTATGTATCTATCGACGCTGTGGAGTTGGATGTAGTCTTGAACTTCCTCTAAGTCTTGTTCAAAACTTCTATCTTTCTTTTTCCATAACAATAACTCTAAAGTCAATCTCGACCTTAAAACTCCCTGGTTGTTTTCCATTTTAAGCGTTTTTTAATCTTTCAATTTCTGCTTTAAGTTGTTCTAATGTCACTGGTTCTTCATTAACCTCTGGAACTTGTATTGGTTCTGGTTGTAAAACTGGCATTGGTTTAGGAACTGGAATTGTTTGAACTGACTTTCCAATTTCAATTGCCTTAATCTCTTTTGTTAATACTAAACCATTTTCTGCAAATGATCCTCTTAATTCATATCCTTCTAAGGATAATTTATCTAATTCTCCTTCCAATGTTTCTGGATTTTTATCCCACTTCTTAAAATCTCTAGCAACATTAATAATTTTATGTTTTTCCATTTATGCACCTCCTTGTCGATTATTTATTAAACACACATAAGTTGTGTTTTGAATTTGAAATGATGCTTGCCCTTCGGTTTGAATTAAATTCACTATTTGGGCAATGACTTCCATTTGTGCCTCTCCTAATTTTTCTTGGTATTTTGGTGTGATGTATTTTGTTGTTGTAAAATACCCTCCAATAATCAAAACCAAAACAATAATTACTCCAATTGCAATCTTAAGATTTCTATCTGTCATTTCCTAATCACCTCACATTTAATCATTTTAATCTCTTTTTTCATTTTTCATCTCCGTAGTTAATATGAGAAACCAACTGCTCTGCAGTTGGTACTTTTTGGACTTGCATTTTAGCAACGAGAACTCCATCAAGATATTCTAATCTCCATTTTATATCTCCATCCATAACAAATTTAGTTTCCATCTTTTGTTACCACCTCTTTTAATTTATATTCAACATAAACTATTTTACCAACAAGGTCTTTTGGTAAAGTTATTGATCCTGCTCCACCACTTACATTTACTTTTTTGTATGCTTTGTATAATCTTATTTTTCCTCCAACTTTAATTAACTTATCTTTATTTTTCATATATTTTATAACTATTTAGTCTTTATAAATCTTTTCATTTTGTGTTATTACTTAAAAATGACATAAAATAATCTTCAAACTCTGGTTGCATAGTGAGATATAAAATAATCACAATAACAGCATAAGTTAATATTTTAATCTCAATAAATTGTAAATTTCCAAAATAATCCACTACTTCTAGTAAAACAACTCCTAATAATAATGAAAATACTATTGCAGCTAATACTGATCTTTTCTTTGGATTAAATTCTGGTTCTTTCATTTGTAATGCCTCTTATTTGTATTTTAAAGCCCGTCATGGAGTTTTTTCTCATTATTGTTATTATTCCCCTTAAACTTCTTGTACTCATCTTTTATATTGTAATAGCAGTCATAACAGTAAAGACTAAATTTGTTCTTTGCAGGAAATCTTTTACCACATTTGATACATCTAGTGAATTCCATTTTTTATTTTATAACGTTCAGGATGTTTAGTATATTTCATAGAACATTTCCGAGAACAAGTAACACAATGCATTGGTCTCTTAAATCTTGCTATTAATCTTCCTCTCTTTCTAATATCATTAACTTTAAATTCTCTACCACAAACTCTACAATATCTAATCATTTAAAATCTCCTTTAATTTAATTTTCATTTTATGTAGTTTTTCACATTCACCTATTAATTCTAAAGTGATACATCTTAATAATTCAATATCTTTTGTTACTTTTACTAATTCTCTAGTATCTTCAGGCATTTTCTCTCTCCATCAATCTAGCAAACTCTTCCAAGAACTTTTCATGGATTGTTTTATCTGGATGTTTCTTTTCTTTTAATTTTAAAACTAACTTTCGTAAATGGGCTTTAACTATATCAATCTTATCAACTGTCTCTCCGTAAGTAAATCCTTGATTTTGGAACTTATTTCTAAGGAAATGGACTTCGTCTTTTGTTAATGCAAATTTATAAGATTTTTTTTCTTCAATTGGTGTGATTTTTGGTTTCATTTTATATTATTTTAATTCTTTAATTTATAGTCTTTAAGTCATTTAAATTCATATTTGATTTATTGATAGGAGCTCACTATGAGACTTTTTTTAATTTTATGATGCTTTACTCATTTTAATTATTTTTTGTAATTTTTTTTGTAATTTTTATGTTTTTTTAATGTATTTTTCATGTTTTTTGTTAAATATTTGTGTTTTTCATGATTCTCGACTGGAAATGAAGGTAGCAACCCAACTAGTGACTTTGTCATTTTGTGTATTAATAGTTGGGTTAGTTGGGTTTTCAGGGTTACTATCAACTAGTTTACATGTGTATAGATTAGTTGAAACAACCCTACTAACCATACTAACCCTACTAATTTGCTTGTTTTTTAACATTATTCCTTCCATTTTACACCTTCCCAAACATTCATTTGACCACCTTTTCCATCATATAACCAGTCAGCATATTTTCGATTTGCAGATATTCCTTTTTCTTTCATTTTCCTTCCAAGAGTATTTTCAGCCAATTCTCTATGTCTATTTTCTTTACACCATGAAACAAACTTCTTATAGAAATCAGATTTAGAAACATAACTATTTAAATCTTCAATTATATTTTCATCTAAGAACTTCTGTAAGAAATCAGATTTAGCTTCAAACCTATCTTTTCTTTCTTCTATTGAACCTTCATTATAGAATTCCCTTTTAATTAATAAATTTTTAAGAATTTTAACACATTTTGAAGCTAAACAATTATATTCTTCATCAGGAATATCATTTAATATATCTTTTTTTTCATCAAAAGTATTTGGAAAATCTATAATCATCCAACGCCTATAAAAACCAATAGTTTTATCATCAGTTGTTGGAAGATTATTTGTAGAAATTAGTATCTTTGCATAATTTTTTTCATGAAATAAGTCTTTATTTTTATACTCAAATCCAATTAAATCTCCACCACTTAATTTTTTTAATGTAGAAGTTTTTTTCATTTCATTAAAATTAGTTTCACCCATTTGACAAACCAACTTTTTATGTAATCTAGTTATTTCAAATCTAGAAAGAAGCAAAGTATCTAGTTCAGTTGTTGCACAATTTTCAACCCCAACAAATTTAGTAATTAAATCTAAGAACTTTGTTTTTCCATTTAGTCCAACACCAATAAAACAAAATATTCTATTAATAGGATAATCAACCAATAAACAATAAGAAATTATTTCATATAAAGTTGAAACATAATCTTTTCCAACCCATTCTTTAAATATTCTATCCATGTTTGGAGTTTGCATATCTTCTTCACTTAAAGCATATGGAATAGGATTAGTGATAAAATATTTTGGTGATGCTGTAAATGTTTCTCCTGTTTCAATATCAATAATTTTATCTTTAAATTGCACCCAAGTATTTTTGATTGGTTCAGGATTATATTTTCTACCTTCTTGTTTTAATGCTTCAATGATTTCTCCTTTATCTTTTGAACTAATTGTATTTGTTCTTGATTGATAATCTACTGCATTTAATACATCTGTTTCATCAACTAAAGCCCATTTATATTTTTCCTTATCCCATATCCACCACATTTTTGATTTATCATAAAACAAAGGTTGATGTCTTAAAAATTGTCTAGCTAAATCTCTTTTGTCGACGAAAACAAAAATATTTCTCCCTAGGTTTTCAATGATTTGTTTTTTTTCTTTATGATCTTTAATTTGTTCTAATTCATTTTTTCCAGTAAATAATCTTTCCTCTTTCCACAATTCTTTTAATCTTTCTTCTTCACTCATCGCCCATTCTCCTTCATTAATTTATGAATGCAATCAACACAAATCCAACGGTTCTTAGAATTAATCTTATAGACTCTCCCATGAGATTTTGATTTCTTACAGATGGGGCAAGTGAAAATCCAAATCATTTTGTTACCTCCAATAGACTTATTAAAAATAATAACATCATTCCCAAACTGTAAGCAGAACATATTAAAAATATCAAAATCATTTTCCTTCCTCCAATTCTTCATATTCTTCAAACCGAATTATATCAACAAAGAAAATCCTATCCATTTCTCTCATTCTTTTTCCAGCAAAACTTTTAACAACAAAATAATTATCATTAACTTTTAAAATTTTACAGAAATAATAATCTCCATTAATATCTTCGATAAATGTTTTAAGATTTTCAGCAAGAAATATCTTTGCCTTCGCCTTAAATCTTTCTATTTTTTGTTTTAGGTTTTCCTTATCCATTTCCTTTCCCCTTTTTAAAGATGGATAAGAGAATTAACTCTCACCCACCCAATCTAATATGTTTTTTTAATTTATAAATATATATCTTAACTCTTTAGTAATAATTCATAACAGCGTTGGTAATTAACAATCCACTCATCAAATTCAAATCTCTCTTCATAAATTGGAAGCAGTTGCTCAACCATCCGATACGAACCTGCATTTAAAAATACAGTTAAGTTCTGTCTTAAATCTTTTTTAACTTCTTGTTCATTTCGCACCATTCTTTGTCCTCCTCTAACATTATAATTATCCCCAATATTAATCCAATCTCAAAAGCTAGGACAACTGATGCACAAATTAACGCCATATCATTCATTTTGTTTTACTCCTTGTTGTTGTTTTCGGTACTTTTTAACTAATACTAATTTAAATGCTTTGCAATCACATTTCTCGCAAGGTTGTTCAAAAGCATTTAAGTATCTATGTCTTCTATAAATATGCCCACACCTACACCTTTGTCTCATTTCAGTCATTTTGATTCGTTCTCCTTGTGTTCTACGCCCTGTCGTGTTTTTCGGCACTTCATTTCTTCTAAAAACAATAAGAAACTAAGAAACAATAATTCAAAAGGTATTCCAACCAAAACCCAAAATAATAACTCTTTATTCATTCTTGTGCCTCCTTGATAGTTTTTGCGTAATCCTTATCAATCTCCTTTTTTATCTCCTCTTCATCTGAAGGTGCGTCTTGTTCTACTTCTCTGCAATCTTTACAAGTTTTGCAATCTCCAAAGTTTGCTCCAATGGGTGTTATTCCACACTCTTTACAATCTTCACAATTTTCTACAATTACGTCTTTGTCTTCTTGTACGTTCTTCATTCTTTCCTCCAAAACTTCCACCATTTACGTTCATATTGTTGACATTCTCCGGTTCTATTAAGTGACCTACAATATGGTCTTGATACTCCATTTTTTACACTCTTCTTCATAGCAAGATAATAACCAAAGTCATTACAAGTAATTGGATTAGTTTTTGTATCTACTGATACACAATCTTTACATCTTATCATTTCCTTTCACCTTTAATTTAATTAATCTTTTAATTATATCTTCATTAGTTTCCCGAGGGTGAAGTTCATGTTTACGAAGTTCTTTTAAGACTTCTTTCTGTATTCTTATTGTTGTTATATTCATATATAGTTGAATATATTAAAGTATTTAAATCTTTTGGTTTAGAAAAAACTTAGAGATATATTTACAATAGGATTTATTATTTTTTTAATTTTAATACCATTTTAACAAACCTCTGCTGTAGGATTTAATGCACATATTGCTGCTTTTAATAATGTATTTTCTTCTTTCAACTCAAAAATAGCTTGTCTTAAAACATCAATTTCCATTCCTAGTTCTACTCCTGATTCAGTTTTATTATAAGGATAAACTATTCTTATTCTTGTTTCATTATTGCAATCTGTTCTTAAATACTCTTTAACAGTTTCATTAAATTCATCCAAAACATCTTCAAATATATCTTCACAAACTTCTTGTTCATATGATTCATTGACAGGAATTGTAAAATCAGTTACAGGATAAGTGACATACCCATAAAAACTAGAGTGGTTTATTTCATTACCTGTTTTATAATAATCTGCATCCTTAATATGATCCCAAACATTTTTATTTTTATCAAAAATACTTGTTCTTGTTATATAACCTGTTGCAGATATATTTGAATCTACCCATATTGAAACTAAATTACTTCCATCTGAAACATTACCTACAACTGTTAAAGGAAAAGTTGGAATTGTAGTTCCTATTCCCACCTTCCCATTTTCACTTATCCTCATTATCTCTCCTTCTATACCGTTAAAAAATCTAAAAGCACCTTCCTGATTATTATTATTATCAGTCTGGAATAACAACTCACCATCAACAGACAATAATCCATCATCTGTTGCACTCCCGCCTCTAGAAATTGTATCTACTGAAGCTAAATTAAAATCCCAAGTACCATCTCCTGATAAGGATAATTGATCTGATGGACTAGTAGTCCCAATTCCGACATTTCCATCGTGGGCAATAACCATAGCCACATCAGTTGAGCTTCCATCATCACTAACCATAAAAACATGGTCTAAATCCCCAGTCGTTCTTGGTTGATAAACTAAATTTCCATAAGCATTAAATGGATAAGAACCTGCACTTGTTCCAGTTCTATAAATATGGGGCAAAGCATTATTAACTGGTGCTGAAGTTAAGCCATTCGAAAATTTTAATGCCCCACCAGTAACTCCTGAAACAGTAACATTTCCTGATGCTTCAATGTTTCCAATTACTTCTAGGGATTCTCCAGGAGCAGCAGTCCCAATCCCCACCTTCCCATTTTCACTTATCCTCATTATCTCTCCTTCTATACCGTTAAAAAATCTAAAAGCACCTTCCTGATTATTATTATTATCAGTCTGGAATAACAACTCACCATCAACAGACAATAATC